TTATTCTAGCCGTATCACTCCGATAACCAGAGCGACATGATAAATTCTATTTAGAGGTAATTCGAATGGCTCGTAGCGTTCATTGTCCGATACGATGAGGACGTGTTCTTTGTCGGATCCGGGCTTCACCCGTTTGATAAGCGGTCCCTGATCCGTATCCAATACATATACTTTATTCCATTGGAAGAAAAGCTCATCCATCGGCAAACGCTTGCAGGCTACAATATCTCCGCTGTTATATTTAGGATACATGCTGCTTCCTTTCACGCTGATCAGGAACTCGGCTCCCTTGAATGTGGGGACAACAAAGCGTTCGCATTCGTATTCCAGTACGGTCTGTTCACCGGTGAATGCTCCTGCCATTGCGCTGATGGGAATCAAGGGGATGCCCTCCATGGGCGAATCGGATGGATGGGCTACCGATATGTTTTCTTCCTTTTCAGACTCCGTACGGAGCATGTTGCCTTCGCCTGTAAGGAGCCAATTTATATTTATATCGAAACTTCTTGCGATTTTCTCCAAAAAGTCAGCTTTAGGCATTACTCCGTTTTTGTAATTCCTTACATTAGCTTCGCTAACTCCTATTAATGAGGCGAATACTGTGTTTTTTCCATTTCCAAATTTTTCTACGATAGTAGAGATTCTGTCGAAAATAGTTTCGTTCATACCTATTATTTTTAGATTAAATCGAAAAATAATTCGAGTATTTCTTGTTTAATTCGAAATATGTTTCGATATTTGCAGAGTCTTCAATACCGAAGACGCCCTAAAGGTAGAAAATAATCTTTAAAAACGCAAATTATGGATAATGCAAACATTCGGCAGACAACAGGTCTACAAGTATTCTACAACGAGAATGAGAACGTGAACGTAAGGACACAAGTTATTAATGATGAGCCTTGGTTTGTAGCTAAGGATGTAGCAATGGCCTTAAATATTACTTGGAGTGGGCACACATTAGACAATATTCCTAATGAATGGACGCAAATGGTAAAACTCACCATTAACGGCTCAGACGGTGGTGTGAGTAACATTAGACGTATGACATTAATCAATGAAGCAGCCGTTTACAAACTAGCTTTCCGAAGCAACAAGCCGGAAGCCGACAGGTTTGTCAACTGGGTGACCGGTGCAGTGCTTCCCAGCATCCGACGCACCGGAAGCTACTCGGTAAGCAACGAGCGTCCGGAAAGCACGAAACGTCTTCCGCTTCCCAAGTTCCGTCCGTATTTCGGTCAGTGGAAAGAAAACATGAAGCCCTACATCAGCCGTGCGGAGCTTTGCCTTACAGCCGAGAAGCAGCGTGTCACGCTGGGGCATGTGCAAAAGGTGTATGCCGGAACCTCAATGAGTTATCCGGTTGCAAAATGCATCCAGGCTCTGGCAAAGAAAAACCGTCAGGAAGGGCGCACCTATCCGGAGAAGAAACCCGCTTACGAACAACTTTGCATCACGTGGGAGGAATGAATAATGAAAATGTTACTCATTAAGGCAAAGGTTTTCTGGATTCAACGATGTCTGTATCCATTTCTATACTTATGCATACGTTATACACGCTCTCAAGTATACAAACTATGGAAAAGAATAGAGAGGCAGAATCCCGAACATTTCTCCGTTGACGAAAAATACGCTCCACTACGATTTGGTCAGATTCGGTCACTGATTGCTCCATTGAAAGATTTGGAGAACTGGTGTTTCCAGCATACCACTTCATCTCGTAACCGAAAGTGCTACATGCAGCCCGAAAAGTCTTATCAATCATCTTATACAGATAGTTTATCTGATTGGGACATGTTTCTTGATAGACTATAGTAAAAATCATTTTGAATTTAAACATAAGAAATAAAGTTAGTTTGTTTAGCATCGCTACAAATGTAGCAAAACCATTCTGGTTCGTGAGAATAGGGATGGATTTTTAACCGAATAATAATGATAAAAACAATAACGAAATGGCAGAAACAAGAAAACTCATTAAAGCAAGCCGGGAGCTGAAAGAAGAAATCGCCCGGAAACTGAATGTTACAACCCGTACGGTGGATGCCGCTCTGGCATACGACACTAAAAGCCCTACAGCAAGACTTATCCGCTCGTATGCCCTGAATCACGGAGCGGAACTATACGAGCTGAAGAAACTGGAAAACCCGTATGCGGAAGTTATTCAACTGTAATTTACAACCAACTGCATAAGTGATGAATTATTGCTATTCCGGTTCGCGAGAATAGGGATGGCACCAAACTCAAAACCATTGAATCATGAAACGAATCAATACCACCACACGCTATCTGCTGCTGATACTGGCAGCAGCCATACTGAACCGGCTGACAGACGGTACAATGAACCTGATTATAACAACCTGCCTCTGCCTGGCACTCATACCTGCTGCAATACGGATGGACAAGGAGGATAAAGAATTCCAGGAATGGATGGATGAAGAAATAAAGAAGCGGGAAGCACAGAAAAAGGAATAAATCACACACGGCTTGCAGAACTTCACACATTCAGGATAACGACTGTAATTTGACATATTGGGCTGTTTTCAATAGGAATTGGGAATATGGTAAAAAGAAGGAGTGAAGCGGCTGCCATCCGGGTTCAAGCCCCGGAGCCGGACTACAATCTTAACGAATTAATCATGGAAATGTACGGAAACACATTATGCGTCAGCTTTACGGAGCTTGTGGGGAGCGGACTTATCAGCCAGCCCACCTATAAGAAATACATTCGTGAAGGCAAGCTAACCCTCCTCCAGCGGGGAGGTAACGGACGCGAGGCCCTGATTGCCTACCGCTCCATGCCGGAACGGCTCCGTGCAGCATACGATGACACATTCAAAAACGCATACGAAGAAATGAAACAGCGTGAGCAGGAAAAGTACATTAACACACAGATCCGCTTCGATGCCGATGCGGTACGATTCTTCAAGGAGTTTGAGCCACGTATCGAGCCTTATAGACAGTTGGAATACATCTTGAACGCTCAGGTGATGAACGAAATGGTGCGAACAGAGAAGGCACGCAGTGTGGAACATGCCAAAGGAGGCTTTGCCCGCCGTGCGGAAACATGGAGCAGCGTGCAGATCTGCTGTGAGCGTCTTCGCGAAATCACAGGTCACACACTGCCGAAGAATCCGGCACGACTGCGTGAGAAGTTCAATGCTTACAAGCGTGAGGGATACGTGGTGCTGGTTAGCGGTAACCTGGGCAACAGTGCCGCACGCCGCATCGGAAAGGCTGAAGGTGCTCTTCTGCTGAAGCTCCGCCGAAGCAAGTTTCCTGTCTACACAGATATGCAGCTCTTTGAGGAATACAACCGTCAGGCGGTGCTTCGCGGCTTGAAGACCATCAAGAGTCCTACCACGATGCACAGTTACTTGAACGATCCGGCGGTAATGGTTTGGTGGTATGCCGCAGTAAATGGCGAAAGGGAGTTCAAGAACAAGTATATGCCAACCTTCGATACGGTAATGCCGTCCATGCCTAACTCGCTGTGGTATTCAGACGGTACGAAGATAAACCTTTACTACCGTGCGTACGATGACAGACAGAAGCGATGGGTGGCACGAACCACGGATGTGTACGAGGTGATGGATGCCTGCACGGAACTGTTCCTCGGCTACTTTATCGGTGACGGCGAAAACTTCTACAACCAGTACATGGCGTACCGGATGGCACTCCAGACATGGAAGGTGAAGCCTTACGAGATAGTAACCGATAACCAGGGAGGACACAAGAAGCTGGCTTCGCAGGGATTCTTCAAGAAACTCTGTCATCTTCACAAAACCACGATGCCGCACAACGGCCAGTCCAAATCCATCGAGTCCGCTTTCGGACGGTTCCAGCAGCAGGTTCTTCACAAGCTTTACAACTTCACAGGTCAGAACATTACGGCCAGGAAGCTTTCCAGCCGTGCGAATATCGACCTGGTAATGGCAAACATCGACCTTCTTCCCACGCTGGAGGAACTGAAACAGCAGTATGCCGAGTGCCGCGAAGAATGGAACTTGATGCAGCATCCTACCAGCCTTACCGGCATGACCCGACTGGAAATGTACACCGCCATCGAGAATCCGAAAGCTCAACCGCTGGATGATTACGAAGCACACGAAATCTTCATGCTGTTCTCTCAGGCTCCGGTGCAATACACCAGGGAAGGTTTCAATTTCCGCATGAACAAGCAGGAATACAGCTACATGGTGTATGGCGACGACGGGCTGATAGATATGAACTTCCACCTGCAGAACGTAGGCCGTCAGTTCCTCTACCGCTACGATCCGGAAGACATGACCCGCATCGAACTCTGGGCGGTGACTGACACGGGTGCCAAGTATGCGGCCATCGCTACACCGAAAGTCACGATCCATCGTGCCACTCAGGAACGCACCGAAGAGGAAAACGCTTATCTGTTTGCCCAACTGGATGCCAACCGTCGCACTCGTGCAGCCATGCACATCGCCCAGGAAGACCTTTTCATGGAGGAAGCCATGGGCGAAGCATACACCCAACTTCGGATACCGCGTCCGGTGGCCGTGAGCGAAAAGCAGCTTGACGGATACCGCGAAGAAATGAAGCGTGGCACACTGGAAGCTCCGGTACCGATGCCCGAAACGGATATTCCGGAAAAGCCTGTACTGGCAGATGAACCGCTGACCTTTGCCTCATCAGGAGACTGGACAAAGAAAGTATCGAACCTGACGTTCGATGAACTGGACTGTTTGAACAAATGGTAAAACGACAATTAACAAACAATTAAATACCTATTAAAACAATGAAAGGATTAACAACAGAAATGAAAGAACAGGTGCGTAGCGCACTGATTGCCTACCGCTCAAATTACCCTACGTTGAACCGTGCCGCAGAAAGCTTGCAGGGTGTAAGTTCGGCCACCGTGAGCCAGCTTTGCAACGGGAAGTATGAACTGATCAGTGATGAAATGTTTATCCGTATCGCTTCGCAGATAGGCTTTGCCTTCGACTCATGGAACCTTCACGAAGGAAAGACTTTCAAGGAAATCACTTTTGCACTGAGTGACGCACAGGCATACAAGAACGTGACATGGATTGTGGGTGATGCCGGATGCGGAAAAACCACAGCAGCCATTGAATACCGCCGCACGCACCGCAACGTGTTCTACATCCTCTGTTCGGAAGATATGCGACGCTCAGACTTCGTTCGTGAGATAGCCAAACAGGTAGGCGCACCTACCGACACGACCAACCTCCGCGATATGCTGGAGAATGCCATCAGTATGATTTCTTTCCTGGGGAATCCGCTGCTGGTGTTTGATGAAGGCGACAAGCTTACTGACAGCGTGTTCAACTACTTCATCAGCATTTACAACCGTCTGGAAGGACACTCAGGTATCGTGTTTCTCAGTACGGATTACATCAAGCGCCGCATGGAAGCCGGACTTCGCTACAACAAAAAAGGTTACAAGGAAATAAACAGCCGCATCGGACGCCGTTTCTTCGATGTATCTCCCACAGAACAGAATGACATATACGCCATCTGTCAGGCTAATAACCTGACCGACCGCGCCGATATAGAAGAGGTGCTGAAAGATGCCAGGCGAAGCGACAACGACCTTCGCCGCGTGAAACGATGCATCCACCGTCAGAAACGTATTATCGAAGCAAGAAGGAAAGGAGGAAGCAATGAATAAAGAGGATACTACACCGCCCCCACAGAAAAAGAAGTTCACTTTCGACCGCAATGCGAAAGGAGTCCGTGAACTTCTATCCATGAAGTTTGATGTGATGGATTTCGATGGTTCCTGGTATGATGCATTCGGCACTCCGGAACGCCGTGGAGTCTGGATCATCTGGGGAAACTCCGGTAGCGGAAAGACCAGTTTTGCCCTCCAGCTCTGCAAGTATTTGTGCCGTTTTGGCCGTGTGGCATACGACTCCATGGAGGAAGGTGCCTGCCGCACTATGCAGGATGCCATACGGCGTACAGGCATGATGGAAGTAAACAAGAAGTTCCTGCTGATCGACAACGAGAATATGGATGAACTCAGCATACGACTCCGCAGGCAGAAAAGCCCGGACATCGTGGTTATCGATTCCTTCCAGTACACACGAATGACGTACCGTCAGTACATTGACTTTAAGGAACAACATAAGCGGAAGCTGCTCATCTTCATCAGCCACGCCGAAGGCCAGTTACCCAACGGACGTGCCGCCAAAGGAGTGATGTACGATGCCTCGCTGAAGATCTACGTGGAAGGCTTCAGGGCCTTTTCAAAAGGACGCTTTATCGGTCCCGTAGGACATTACGATATCGTGCCGGAGAAAGCCCGGCAATATTACGGAGAAGAATAATCTTTTCAATTTACAATTCATAATCAGAATACATGAGAACAATGATGAAAGACCGTCCAATCACACCGCAGCAGGTGAAGGCACTGCACGCTCAGTTCCGGAAAATGGGATTTGATGATGATGACCGCCATGGTTTTATCAGTCAGTTCACGGAAGGAAGAACCGACAGCACCGCCGGACTGACCAAAGAAGAAGCCGGACTGTTGCTAACACGGTTCAACCGTGAGGAAGCTGACCGCATCCATCGTGAGGCACGCAAAGTAGTGAAACAGATTTTTTCCCTTTCGTTTCATATCTCCTGTCTGAACAAAAATTACACGAACGAAACGGAAGCGGATTTTGAAATGAACAAAGCGAAGATAAACCAGTTCTGCCGTACACGCAGCAAGTTCCGCAAGCCTCTTACGGAAATGTCGCTGGAGGAACTGAAGGAAGTGAAACGACAATTTGAGGCAATGGCAAGAAAGGAGGAATGATATGAGAAAGCAATCAGAAATAAATCGTGCAATAGCGTATCTGGAAGAACGTAATTACGATCCGATATGTCGCATACAGAGGGAAGTTTTAGAAGAAAAACGCAGCGAATCATGGGTATTCAATCGGTATGTGCGCGACGTTCCGGAAGACGAGCAAAACGAAACCTTGTTCTATGCTGCAAGGGATGCAGCTATGTTCCTCTCAGGAAAGATTGGTATCAGTTCCATCTGTCCGGATCTGGAAGACGGACCGGAAGAAGAGCAGGAGTTGGAAGAAACCATTACACTGAGTCTTTCGGAGTACAAAAAGCTGCTTCTTCGCCTGGATAGGGTGGAACGCAGGTTAGGTCTGAGAGTGGGCGATGTAGCTCCTGCACCGCGTAAAGACATTTCGGAAGCCCCTGATGAACTGATAGGTCAGGCAGATGCGTGCCGCATGATTGGGTGCGCAAAGACCACCATCAAGCAATGGGCCAACAAAGGACTCATTACCCGCTATCAGAAAGGATACAACGTGTACTACAGCAGACGTGAGTTGCTCGGAAGCCCGGTAGTGAAAGATTACAAGGACAGTAAATCAAACAAGGAATAGCTATGGAACAGACAATTGAAAGGATACAGAACGGCATCGTGAAACTGCTTCAGCCTTACGATTACGCCGACCAGGTATTAATCTTGCGCGAACTGGAGAACTTCTGCGGACAACAGGCTGATGAGACCATGAAACTGGAATACGATTTGGCGGCAATGGAGGACATGAGGGATGAATAGGAAGAAATACATCGTATGGAGGATCATTTATTCTTTCCACGACAGACCGAATAAAAGCATCCGCTCATGCTGGCGAACCGACAACTTGACGGATGTAAGGAAATTGGCACAAGGGATTAATCCAGAAGCAAAAATACGTTTGTGTTATACAGAATTTAAATAACGATTAAAACTCAATTAAAATGGCAACAAAAAGAACCAAGAAAACAGTAATCAGCGGAGTAAGCCGCGAACAGTACGAACAGGCATTTGCCGAGTTTGCAATGGCCGACGCAAAGGCCCAGTCACTTACCGCGAAGATGGATCAGGAAATGACAAAGATCCGTGAGAAGTACGCCGACCAGCTGGCCGAACTGAACGAAACCAAGGATCGTACATTCGAAGTGATGCAGACCTACGCCACTGAGAATAAGGATACGCTTTTCAGTAAGAAAAAGAGTCTGGAGTCGGCACATGGTATCATCGGATTCCGCACCGGTAACCCGAAGCTGAAGAATCTGAAAGGCTTTACCTGGGCCTCGGTTACAAACCTGGTAAAAGAATTCCTTCCTGATTATATCCGTACCACAGAGGAACTGGCCAAGGACAAGCTGCTGGCCGACCGGGAAGTTCCTGAAGTGGCCGAATTATTCCCGAAAATTGGTATTCAGGTGGTACAGGACGAATCTTTCTATGTCGAACCAAAGAAAGAAAGCGATGCAGTCCAGACGGCCTAAGTACAGTTATTCCCGCCGTGGAAATCTATGGATCGTATATCGGAATGAATACACTCAGTCCACATGCACAGGCACTCCCGTCGCGGAGTGCCGATCCAAAGAGAAAGCACGGGATAAGGTTTATGAACTTAATGGATGGAAGAAAGATGGAAAAGTACAGAATTGAAAGACAATTTATCAAAAAGCCTGCTCCTGCATACGCATTGAAGGTATCAGGATACTATCATAAGAGATTTCCAATTAAATCGCTTACCGAGCAGGAAGCAAAGAAAGAAATGGACGTAATAGAAAACTATTTGAACGACTTTACATACATCGTTCGAAACTCTAAAAACAAACTTGGTGTAACCCATAAGATAGAACGCACAGATAATCGCATTACGGTATACAATCTCTACAATACACCTATAATCACATTTTGGATTGAGGAGGAAAAGGAAGATGAATAAATTACGCTGTTGTAAATGTGGAAAAGAGATTAATCCGGATGCAGGATATTACAATGCACCATCCGGTCCTCATTGCATATCCTGTTGGACAGGGAAAGATATAAATGATAGGATAAAAGAGTATGGGAAAGGAATATATGTCATCAAGACAGGAGCCGGAGATTATCTGGAAAAAGGATACCCAAAACTCTCATCGGATTTTTCGTATGAATTATGCTTCATAACAGACACTAAAAATGCAAGAAAATTTAGAAGTTTCATTGAGGCTTACAATTTTCAGAAATTATCTCCTTTTCTGGAGAAATGCGAAATCATTAAATTGGAATAGCTATGGCTGAATTAACCTTTAAAATCAACATCCGGCGCGACAAGTGGCCGCGCTGGATGAAGAAACTGCACGGATACATGACCCGTGTGACTCAAGACCGGGAACTGGAGCCAACCCGTGATGAATACCTTCGTCTGAAGGTGATCATCGAAGGATGTATTGAGAACCTGAAAAAGGAGGGACACACACGCCGGGCGTTGATCCACGTATGGCTGGGAGAAGACGATAACCGGATGTCCCTGATAGTAATGCGAAGCAATCTGGTAGTAATATCTTATTTCATCGAATAATGAACAAACGTACACAAATCATGCTGTTCACAGCCTTTTCCCTTGTCATCGGGCCGCTGATCATCCTGGGATTCCTGTTCCGGATCCTTGGAGATCTGCTGGGAATCCTGGGCTGGCTCTGCTGGATGGAACCACGTATGGCGGTTAGGGACTGGAATAAGCTGAAAGATAAAATCAAACTGGCATGGAAAAATTGACAAAAGAAAACAAACTGGGTGAAACGTTCACCTGGAATGGACATACGCTCGAAGTAGCCGAAGTGGAAGATCCGGAAGACCCTTGCAGCGGATGCTGGTTTTTTGAACACACCATAAGCTGCTACGGCAACGGACTTAACTGTATGGATGATTCAAGAGAAGACCACACTAACGTAATATTTAAAAACTCAACAAAAACAGAAAAATTATGATGCACAATTGGTTTACATGTAAAATCCGTTATGAGAAAACGATGGAAAACGGAATGCAGAAAAAAGTAACAGAACCCTATCTGGTAGACGCGCTCAGCTTCACCGAAGCCGAAAGCCGTATCATCGAAGAAATGACACCGTTTATGAGTGGGGAATTTGAAGTTGTAGGAGTTGCAAAAGCGAATTACAATGAACTGTTCCCGTCCGAAGAAGGAGCAGCCGACCGCTGGTTTAAGTGCAAACTTTGGTTTGTCACATTCGACGAGAAGAGTGGAGCAGAAAAGCGTACTGTATTCAACGTACTTGTACAAGCTTCCGACCTTCGTGATGCCATCAAGAAGTTGGACGAAGGCATGAAAGACACCTTGGCTGACTATGTGATAGCTTCCGTATCGGAAACCGCCATCATGGACGTGTATCCATACGAAGCAGAACCCGATGTGAAACCTGAATTTAATGATGCAGACAGAAGATGAAAACAGAAAAGACTTATATCCATCGCCGTGTATGCCTTTGCCGCCAGTGCGGAGGAACCGGCTCAGTAACCGTGTATGCAGAGAAAGATGTGCGCCGGGAATATCCCCAGCAGAAAGTGTGTCCGCAATGCCAGGGCAGCGGACGGATCTGGTTGAGTGGACAGGTTGTTAAAAACATAGAACCCTATGCAGAACCAGAACCTTAATCTGTTCAGACCTCGCAGAGTGGCGGCAAAGATTCATTACAGCATGATCAGCCAGTTTATGTTCATCTGGGTGAAGTGGAACCGCCCCTGCGATCTGAAGGTGCAACGATCACAGCAGAACCCGGAATTACTGGGTATCTGCTTTGACGTCGAGAACAATGACACACTTGATATGATTCGGGAACTGAAGCGTGATTTGAAGATTGAAATTATAGACCTTTAATAACCACTATCCCGGTGCGGCCTGACCACCTATCCGGGAACAAATTTCGGGATATTCCGAAAAAAATCGGGCAAGCGTGCTCGGATAATAAAAAAGAATTTGCATATTTGCGGTGCTCTAAGTTTTTAACATATCAACGAAGGACAGCGAGTCCTGTCCGATAGTACCGCATCGGGCATTTTGTATGCCTGTATGCAAACCGTTATACAGGTGTGTCGGTTTTACCGACATATCTTCACAATGGCGGCATCTGTACCCGTGCATACGTTGTAATGGCGTATGCGAGTCCTTCGTTGATAGACTTAGAGCGACGGGTTAAGCGGATGCCGTTCTTTTTTTATCATCCGCACAAATGCTCATTAAAAAATCAACGATTATGAAAAAAGAAAACGAAAACCAGACTACAGGGCTGGTAGAAGTGTTCAGCTTCAATCAAAGCAGTACACCTATCCGTGTACAGGTAATCAACGATGAACCTTGGTTTGTGGCAAAAGACGTTTGCGATGTGTTAGAACTGACTAATCACAGAATGGCAATTAAGTCTTTAGACGAAGATGAGGTAAATAGTACTTACCTAACCGATGCATTAAACAGACAACGAATAACTAATGTTGTCAATGAATCCGGTTTATACACATTAATATTCCAATCACGCAAGCCAGAAGCAAAAGCATTTCGTAAATGGGTTACATCCGAAGTACTTCCGTCCATCCGCAAGAAAGGATATTACGGTATGTACAAGCCGAAAACAGATTTCATCGACGCGCGAGATATTCCCTACGAAACACGTATGTTCAATAACAGTCCAGTACGTTGCGTAACCATAGATAATGAAACGTGGTACAGCATGAACGACCTGCATGCGGCAATGGGAAGCCGTACCGAAAGTACACAAGCTGCCAAGAAGCTTAACGCCAAACAAACATTAGCAAAGAAAATCCTTCTTTTTGGGGCAAACAATCCCGGATGGTTTGTAATGACACGCGGAGCAATGCTTCTGCTTAGTGCAAGCCGTAAAATGAACAACGTGAAACAGATGGAACTTGAATTCAAGGAGGACTGACCTATGGCAACAAAATTCAATTATGAACAATGGGAGAAGTATCTGAAGATTGCAGATTTTGAAGAAACCGTAGATTCGCTAGATAATATCCTTTTTACCGCAGTCATGAGATTGCTTGACACGGATGCCGGATGTCCGGTGGAACAAGACCAGACCGATGTGTCGAATGTACGTTTCCTGCTGGAAAGCCTTCGCAAGTGCATCAGACAATAATACAGAAAAATCCCCGACACCGAAACCGATGCCGGGGATCGTTGTCTGTGTATGGTATCATTCTCCCGGTTCACCCAGGAACTCAACGAAGGCGGCATGTTGCAGGGGAGTCAGTGCGCGCTGTCCTTTCTGGTAGTGCAGTTCGGTCAGACGCTGCTGAAGTTCAGAGTTGAGATTCACCCAGCGGCGAAGTTGGGAAACGGCACTTCGCGGGGTGCTGTGAGGAAAATAGAGCAGGGCCAGATCGGTCAGGTAAATGGCATTCATGGGTCGCTTGTGTTGTTTTTAAGAGTTAATGAATCGACTATAAAGTTACTAAATTGAAATGAAAAAACTACCCCGTAGTAAATTATTAATTACCGCAGGGTAGTTGGATCACTACCTGGCAGTAATGTCGCAGTCACTGCCAGGTAGTCGGTGATCAGGCTCCCAGACCGCCTTCTTCCTCTTCCGCAGCCGGAGCATTCAGCGGCTTCACTTTGTGAAACGTCAGGTTGTCAAGGCTGAGCTGACCGCGAAGACCGATACCGGGACGGAACTGAAGCGATACCTTCCGGATGTTGGCGGTGCTGAATTCTTCTTCAGCTTCTGCGCCATCGCTGGAGATTTGCGCCTGGAAGCTGCCCAGATTTTCCAGTTTCACAATTTCACCCTTGGAAATATGCTTGTTGATCTGTTTCACCAGGGCACGGATCACGTTCAGCACGTCTCCGTCGGTGAGGGTAGTGGAATACGAGATTTCTTCGGCCAGTTCGTTGATGTCAACGCTTCCGGATGCCTGTGCCTTCGCATAATACTTTGCCGGTGCCCCCTTGTCATTGGGGTTTTTCATCTGTGCAATGCTGTAATTGATAGCCATAGTCAGTAATGTTTTTGAGGGTTGATAAATCAGTTGTTTCTGTCATGACGCTGTAAAATTACGGCAGGCAGCGGCAGTCCTGTCGTCCAAAGTACCGGAAGAGGTGATTCAAGGCATAAAGTGTTGATTTTTGTGCGTTTTTTTGTATCTTTGCGAATATATAAATGGATATTGACATGCCTAAAGGAAGGGACTCAGAATTAATAGCGATGCGAAATGAAGAATTGCTCCGCAGATATTACTACTGAACGGAGATAAAACGTCTGCGCTTTGACGATACCTTTCATCAGTTGTCTACCAGAGAATTTTTTATTAGCGAGGAACGCATCCGTACTATCGTGAACCAGAATTACGAATTTCTCCAGGAACTGGATCGCGAATACCGTTCGGGTAAAAACATGGAAGAGAAGCCGCCCATGCCTTCCAAGAGAAAGCGCGGACGGCAGGCCGGTGTGAAATACGGCAAGCGTGTGTCTGTCATACCTGAGTAGCGTCGTCTATCATGCGGCACTCATAGTTCAATTCATACACTTTTATTCCCTTTGTCATCGTCTGGCTACGGCTGGTCTTGCGGTCAAGCGGTGAAGATGAATGCATGGGCATCCATCCCTGCAGTAGCGAATGAAGCTCGTGCACCTTGTCCGCACGTTCCTGAGCCTTGTCGGCTGTTCCGCTGGTGAAATGCGTATCGTCGTAACAGTCCATTGCCAGTTTCACGTTGACGGTTACCGTGCCCGACTGTACTTTACTGAAAGCTCCTCCCATGGTAGTCCATGAGGTTTCAGGTATGTCTATCAGCACAAGAGGGAAGGTGAGAGGATAGGTGTCGGAGTCTTCGTCGTCGCGGTAAAGCATTTCAAGCTGTCCGTAGTCCTCGTCCACGTTTCTGTCGAGCCATTCAATCTTGTCTGCCACAAGCTGCTGTATCTGGTTGAATAAAGTTTCCATGTAATTCAATGAATAATTAATAGTTAATAATTAAAATCACTTCAGGCTTCCGAGCCTTGTTTCCATTACTTTGAGAAGTTCCTTTTCGGCTTCTTCCTGTAGCTTCTCGGTCAGTTCCTTGCTTTGTCCGAGGAACCTTCGCTGTGGTATCTGTGCGGTTACGTTGAGCCTTGACTTCTTGCTCAGGGCAATGGCTTTCCACATACGGGCTTCAGGAGGTGCAGCAGCGTCTTTCTTCTTCCGGGTTTCCGGGGAAGTTCCACGCCGGATGCCTGCCGCCTTGAAATACCGTGCCCATGCCATTTTCCGGAGCTTGGGCGTGATGCGTGGATGGGTGCTGATGGTTCCTCCTTCATTGTGTATTGCGGTGTATTCTACGGTATTCCGCACAATGACCTTTCCTTTCATCGGCACATCGTAGGTGGCTCCCATAAGCCGTTTCCGGCTGCTGAGCAGAGGGCCGTAACGGTCGGACGCTTTCTTGCTTCCCGACTGCTGCCGTCGGGTCGGCTTCCATGGCTGGAGTCCTCCGTTTCGGAAACCGCCGTCACGGAAGTTCTGGCGTGTATGGTTTACGGCCAGCACTCCCGCCTTCCGTGGAAGCGTGTCGCTGATGATTTTCTGCAAGTCTTGCTCCAGCTGTTTCAGTGTCTTTTTCAAATCGAAAATATTCATGGCGAATTGTTTGGTAGTTTCAAATTTTGTTGTACTTTTGTCGGTGCACTCACATACCATTCTTGGGCAAATAAATCTATCAGACTTTATTTTGAACAGGATATTTTAGAATAGCCCTCTATGGTGGCCGTGCGGAAACTATCGGCTGCATCCGCCCAGCGTATGTGGAGTGCACACCTACGGAGGGCTTTTCTTTTATATCGCAATTCTTATAAATATGCACTCTAATAAGAATTTGATTGAAATCCTCAACATCGAGGGAAACGAAGTGGCGGTGTCCCGCCAAGGTATCAACAACTGCATGGTGAACCTCACCCAAATGGCGAAGCCGTATGGAAAGGGGAAACAGGTATCGAACTGGTTGCGCAGAAGAGAAACGATAGAGTATCTTCAATACCGTTCCTCGAAAATGAGGAACGAAGACCGATTGCTGGAGTGTTACGGGAATTCGAGGAACGCTTTTGATGAAACCTACGGCGGACAAATCATCATGGTGCAGGGAGGTAACGCAAAAGAGCAAGGCACATGGTGTACCGATTTTCACATCGCCCTTGATTTCGCCCTTTGGCTCGATCCTGTAAAGAAAGACGTAGTTTACGACCACTTCATCAAGTTCCTCACCGGACGCAATGTGGGCACGCTGGTAAACACCCGTAATCTTCCGGCGCCTAAACACCGTGAGGGATTCCGCAAGCTGGAGGCTATCCTGCGCAGGTACACTTCGCTGGGCAACCTGAAAGAGATTGCGAAACGGCACAAGGTGACGCTCCATCACGTGAAGGACGTGCTTGCCGGAAACAGTGTGAGCAACCCCGTACTCCAGTCCATCATCGACATTGCCAAGGAAAACAAGAACAAGGGCATCACCTTCCCCGACTGGCGTATCCGCAAGAAAGGCATCGACTACGGTCAGACTGCTTTCGACTTCGAGCCGCAGGACATTGTGGAACTTAACGCAAAGGAGGACTGAGCCATGAAGAAACCTACAGTAACCCTCTTGGGACGTACCTTTGAATTTGTAAAGTATGACCCTACAGTTGAAGAGGTGCATGAACTTGATGCCAAATATCCAAACCGTGCGCTTTATTGGGACCGTTGTCTTTGGATTGAAATTACAGAGGATAAAAACAAAGTTGAACCCAACGCAAAGGAGGACTGAGCCATGAAGACACAATACGACATGACCATGCTCGAAAGCGTGGTGGCGGACAACACCCCGAAAGAACTGGCAGCCGCCCTGCAGGCCATCCTGCTCGATTCCTGCGTGTATTACACCGACGTGGCGAGCCGTGGCTGCCCCGACAGTACCGACGGAAGCAACATCATCCTGGTGCGGCAACTGCTCGTAGCCTTGCAGGAAACTCATCAGAAATAGCGTATTTATTGTATTTATTGTCATTACGGTTTGTTTTTTAACGGATTAATCGTATATTTGCATAAAACAAAGGCATTGCCCGCAGTTGTCCCGCGCGAAAGCACACAGGGAAGAGACGGGGCGGTGCCTTTATTCTTTCAGCAATCTCATATAATGCAGGAAATACCCGTCGTTATTAACCTTACATTTAAACTCTACAATGCCATACTCAGTTTCATATTCGTAAACCTTGAACATGCTGGCATCTTCATGGTCTCTGGATACTTCGTCACGCACATGTTTTGCTTTAGGGAAAATCAGATGTGCCTGTCTTGCAAGTTCCAGCCTTTTTGCATATTCCGGAGAGTCTTTATACTTTGACGCCGTTTCTTCATAAAAGTTTCTGTTTATAATAGTCCGTATCGGCTCTTCAGGTGTTGCGACCTCAAATCTCTTCATCTCCATTTTCCCGACTTTTACCGCAGGCAAATTTTCCTTGTACCATTTTTCAAGCCTTTTTCTTAAGGCTTTAGGATTGTTACTGTCATTTATAACCTTTTCCACTGCCTTCTCTGCCCCCGGATACGCTTTCGTATAGTACGGATGAGTATGGCTGAACAGTTCCGGCTCCAGTCCCGGGTTGTTCTCCAGTCCGGGCGAAGGCTTGTAGTCCACCTCAGGGATGATTCCCGTGACGGGGTCGTCCGTCTCCTCCAGATCACACTTGCATCCCCACCGGTCGTGCGGATGGTGGTTTTTCCAGAAGGGGTGTGTCTTTGGAAGCGTCAGCCCGATTCGCCAGTATTCCATATGGAATACGTCAGGATCAGCACTCGTAGTGGGCATCCATTTCAGGTTGGGCAGGATGTCGGCATTACGTGAGAAACGTTTCCAGTCGGCGGCATAGCGGGCACGGAGTACGGCTGTGTCGTATTCTGTACGTAGCCAGTGGTTGTTGTAGGTGCCGATGACAGACTCAGCATCTTCCCGGAACTGCCGGAACTCTTTCAGCCTGCCGTCTTCATCAAGCAGCTGCGAGGCGATGTCGTTCTGCATGCGGTGTGTGCGGAAGGCGGCAAACACGTCGGCATCGTCTTTCAGTGCCTGACGGAAAAGGGTGTCGGCATCATCTACATTCTCTATGGGGTATCCTTCCTGAAGCGCACGTTCAAAGGTGTCGCGTGCGGCTTCATACAGTTCCGGATAGATGTCTTCCTCTACATTGAAGGTTTTCGCGTAAATGTCGGCCAGCAGACGTGCCATCAGTTCCGGAGTAAATGAGGCGGAGACGGATGCTTCATTTCTGGGATGAGCATGATGACAGCAGGAACAAGTCTGTCCGTACAGCTCATTCATTACCACCCTAAAGCCCCGTTTTTCGGGGCGTGGACGAAAAAACGGCGGATGTGGTTGCAGAATCTGGTTAAATAGTTTTTACTTTCCGTTTGAGAGTTGTTTAAATCCTTCCGTTTCTCTTCTTTTCTTTGTGCCGTTTTGCCGTCAGGCGTGTTATTCGTATCAGGTACTGCGGCATTCCGTCTGTCCTGCTGTCCGGCTTTGAGCTGGTCGTAATTCTCAGGCTTGGGTATTCCGGTAAGCTCATAGAACGTGTCGTCGGATACGGGTGTGCCTGCGTTTCGCATCTTGGTTATCACATCGGCAATGACCGTGATGTTTGTTTCTTTCGGTTCTACGTACACGAATTCTCCTCCGCGTGTGTTGTATCCCATGCTTTCGAAGATGTCCGTCATGTCGTAGTTCAGCACGTTCAGGATAAGCTGGCGGTCGGATTCATTGATTTTCTTTTCTCCTTTCTCCTGCACGGTTCCCAGCGACTGGGTTCCACGTTCGGAGGCTTCGGTGGTAAGCGTATTGCCCAGAAATATTTTGCTTATCTCATTGTTGCACCGCTCATACAGCTTGTCATACAGGTCGGATGAACCGCTTTTACCGGCACTTTCCAGCAGCTTCAGCTCACTGCCTTTCGGGTGGATGAAGCATGCGGCTGCTCCCTGCTCATTCATGTCGTCAAGAATTTGCAGGCGTGCCTCTTCATCTTCCGCATCGTAGGTATATTCGCGTATGGGCATTCCGAATATTTCGCAGAACTGTGCCCAGTCGGCCATGTCGTTACGCTTGAAGATGACGTAGGGTGCAGCGTTGGCCAGTTTTCCCAATGCACGCGGCTTCCCCACAAAAAGCACATCGCGGAAGTCAGTCCAGGGAGTTCCGGCAATATCGCTCTGACGGTGAAGAATAAGCCCGCGAACCGGATCAACATTCTTTCTGGGTATCAGTTCGTAATTAATCCATCCGCTTTTGTCGCGGTAGAACTGGAAAAGAGAGAAGCCCCAGAATACGGAGTCTATCAGGTCTTCGATGAAATGGAAAAACCAGGGTGAACGCAGCATCACGTTGATTTCCTCGTCCGGTTTCCCGCCACGTCGGAACTCTATCTGAATGTTTCGTGCCGAAGCGATTCGCTTGTCACGCACACTGCTCAGGTGTCCGTCAATCAGGATGTCTTCGTACATGTCGTACAGGCGTACGCGGTTGGTGAAGTCTACGTTTTCGGCCCCGCGTATGCCGCTCATGTATTTCTGCATGTCGAGGAAAAAACGTTGCGGCTGGGTAATGATGACCGTTCGTGCCGGACTTCCCTGCGGATTGATGTTTCCGCCTATGGTTATTTTTTTCTTCTTGCTCATATCAGTATCGGGTGTTTCTTCGTGGATAACTTCGCATCTGGAATGCGGAATTTAACTTAGTGGAATCTTCGTCGAGTGCCGGTAGTCCTTCCACGCTTATCTCAAATTTTGACACGCCTTTCAGCCATTCCAGGCTTCGCTCGTAACGGTCTATCCGTATCTTGGAAATCTTCTGCGGATTGTGTATGCAGAATACGTGATACAGCGTGATGTCTTTGGCGTACATCAGTACAAGCGGATGGCGTTCGGAACCGGTGGCTGCAAAAATCTTGTCGCAGTCAAACCGTGAAGACAGGTATCCGCGCATTTCGGCGATAGCCTGGTCTTCGCATACTTCAAGAAGTGATTCGTCTTCACGTATGAGCGCATCGAGTATTTCACGGTGTATGGATGCGTCGTAATCTTCCGGGTTAATAAACTGGCTCATGGCTTTAATTTCTGTTGTAGCTCGTATAAATCGTTAATAATACACTCAGCTTTTTGTTGGCAGTTTTGAATATCTTTAAACCATCCTTCGTATGCTTTATCAATCTCATCATTAAGCCTTTTATTTTTAGCGATTAATTCACGAAGTATTGAAAACATATTTTTTAATCTTCTAACTTCTGAATTAAAGTAAAAAATAAGTACCGATGCTGTGCTAATTAATGCAACAACAATAATAATAGTTAATTGTGTGCTCATGTCCTATATTTATTTTTTTTGTTAATAATACTTCTGTTGATTGTTATTGTTTTTTGTAAGGATGCATTCTTGCGGTCGATGGCCCGGTTTCCTCCCTGTATGCAGTCGGGACCGTCGGCAGGATAAGGAAGCGTCATTTCGAACAGGTCAAACTGGTTGATCAGTTCCTTCATGTGCGGATTGTCTTTTTCAGCCTCATTGAATATCAGCATTCCTTCACGGTCCAGCGGTTCCAGGTCGGCTTCTATACGGGTAGCCTTGTCGGTCTTCTTGTCTTCATCCGGCTTGATGGAAAGCTGTTCGTTCCTCTTTCTTCGGATGCGTGCCAGGTGGCGTTTCAGTACCTGCTGGAAAAACGGGTCCTGAAGCTTGTTGTTCTCTACCATGCAGTAAAGGTTGGTCTTTCCGCCTACATATTCATTCAACAGGAAGAACCAGTTGATGAATTCTTCGTTCGTGGTATGGTCCAGAAAACCTTTAATGACATAAAGCACGCCCTGAAGTTTGCCAAGCAGCCATACGGCCTTGAAACTGGCACCTTTTTTCTTGCTTTCGCCCGGAGCAGGGTCGCCATACACCATGAGGAATTTGAATTTACGCAGAGGAGGAACCTTACCGAAAGCCAGCTTGGTAAATACGCTTCCTCCGGTGAGCGGGTTGTTGAAATATTCCTTCTGCTGTGCCTTTGTGCTGATTTTGGCAAGCACCTGATCAATCTGTTCCTCACTGTTCTTGGCTGGCCACGTGGAATGTCCTTCCTTGTCGCGTATGTTAATCACGTCCCAGTGGTCGGCCTGCTTTCCGGCACGGGTGATGCAGCAGTCGCGTGCAATGATGTTTCCGCAGAAGATTATCAGTGTGGGTATGGCCGTATCACGTGTTCCGTACAATGCTTCTTCCCACCATCCCCACATCTTGTTTACCGTGTCAGGATTACGGCATGCTTCGTCCGTATCGAAGTCATCCACCAGCAGCACGTCGGGTCGGTCGGCTTCGTTACGGCTACCACGCGGGGCACTTCCTGCACCTACGGCACGAAACGCACATCCTCCTTTCGTAATGAACTCCTCTTCACTCCAGTTTCCAAGGTTCAGCTGTGTGCCGTAATAAGCCTTGATAAGTCCGTTCCGTTCAAACTGCTTCCGGTATGGGTCAAGCAGACGGACGGCACTGTCTTTCGTGGCCGATGCCATGATGACATTCCGTTTTCTTCCCGTAAGCACCAGGAACATGACAATGAACATCACGCAGGTACTCTTGGCCAGCGAACGCGCCCACGAAAGTACCTCAAACCATTCATCGTGTTCGATGCAGCGCATGATGGCCTTAATCTGGAACGGGGCAAAGTCGAACTTGCAGAACTCCGGGAAGAAGAAACGTATCCACTCCAGCGGACGCTTTTCGAGCAATGCCTTGTGCCGTTCTATTTCGGCCCGGCTCTTGTTTACTATTACGACTCCCTTCCTGAGAGAATCCTGCTTGTAATCTTCCCAGATACGGAGTGCTTCTCTGTCCTGCTGTTTCATAGGTTATCCTTGATAAACTGGTCAAACAATCGGATAAACGTCTTTGTCATATCCGGGTCCTGCGGGCGGAGCCAGTCGGAAAACCGCATCCCCACACTGATAATGTCACTGATCCCTACATCGCTTTCCAGCTTCTTGATGGTGGCCGCGAGTTTTCCCAGCGTGTCGGCTTCAGACGGAGTGGCATATCGCTTTCCTTCTTCACGGCTCTGTATGGCCTTGTTTATTTCGGCCACCTGGCGGTGAAGTGCGGAAATCTGCTGTTCGCGTGTCAGCGTCATGCCAATCTTCATCTCCTCCCATTTTTCCGAGTTGATCCATCGGGAAAGTGTCTGGCGTGAAACGCCTGTCTTTTCTGCTATTTCCTGCTGAGTAAGGTTCTCTTTCAGGTAAAGCATGCGTGCATATTCCTTTTTTTGCGTGTTTGTCAATTCTGCCATGTCTTTTATATCTTATTTTGTGTTTTGCAAATTTCGCCCATAAATACATCATTCACAATACGTTATTTTTATGATAACGTATTAAATCCTCATGATGACGTTTTAAAATATCATCATAAAATATCCGTCTTGACACGACTCCTTTTTCTTCCCAACTTTGCATCAGAACAGCAATAAAAGCAAAATGAACAAACGATTTTTCAATATGATACCTTCGCCCGATGTGGCGTGTATTCTTCTGTACGGGGAGATAGGCGACAAGTGGGACGGCGTGACCGATGCGGACATCGTCCGTGAGCTTCGCGACTATGAATCATTGTACGGTAAGATTGATGTGCGCATCAACAGCATTGGGGGAAGCGTATATGCCGGAATCGCAATCTTCAACGCGCTTCGTGAAAGCAAGGCAGATATTACCATTTACGTGGATGGGGTGGCCGCCAGCATTGCAAGCGTGATTGCCATGTGCGGAAAGCCGGTGTACATGAGCCAGTACGCACGTCTGATGATTCACAATGTGCAGGGAGGATGCTGGGGTAACAAGGAGGAACTGAAGCAGACCATGGAACACATTGAGCAGCTGGAGGAGACACTGGCAGACATCTATTCTTCGAAGACCGGAACAGACCGAGAAGAAATAAAGAAGACTTACTTCGACGGTAAAGACCACTGGCTTACGGCCAAGGAGGCAAAGGATATGGGATTCGTGGACGGAATCTATGACGTGGAAGAAGCAGAACGCCAGGACGTGGAAAGCCCCGACAACGTGTACAAACTCTTTATGAACAGAATGAATAATAACCCATTAAACAACGATAAACAAATGTTTGAGGAACTGAAGAAACGTCCCTTGTTTGCCAACTGTGCAGATTCTGCCTCTGCACTGGCCGTAATCGGGACACTGGAAAACAAAGCAGGGAAGTATGACACCCTGAAGGCGGAAAACGACACACTGCGACAGAAGCTGAAAGGATTTGAGGATGCGGCTGCAGAAGCACGCAAGAAAGAAATCGACACGATGCTGGAAAACGCGGTAAAGGAGGAACGTATCCGCCCGGCAGACAAGGATACATATCGTGCCTTGCTGGAGAAAGACTTTGAAAATGCATCGAAGATTCTGGAAGGTTTGCCCCGGAAAAAGATGATTTCCGACGGACTGGACAAGAACGACCCCGAAAACAAAGGTGCATGGGAAAAGGAACAGGAAAACATCCGTGAAAGACGTTACGGAAAGAAGTAGTAAATAACAATTAATCAAAACAAAACATGGCAATTCAGATTCAAAACACAGCCTATGACGGTGAGGTTCTTGAAAGACTGCTCACCAAGGCGGCTACCGGAAATGAACTTGTACAGAAAGGACTGATCAAGCTTGTTCCGAATATCCGCAAGAAATACTCTATTCCCCGACTGAAGACGGGAACCATGTTGCAGAAACGCAAGGAAATGCCTGAATCGAAAGATTCTAAGGGTGATTTCAATTACTCTGAGAAGGCACTTGTTCCGCATGACTTTATGGCTTATACGGAATTTAACCCGAGAGCTTTTGAGGAAATCTGGCGCAAGTATCAGCCGAAAGGAAACATGGTGTTCGACCAGCTTTCTCCTGAAGTGCAGAACCAGTTGCTGGATGCGATGTCCCGTCAGGTTAACTTCGAGCTGGGGTACCACTTCGTTAACGGTATCTATAAAGACGATGATGAAGACGATGATCATCTGTTCAACGGTATTCTGACTCAGATTATGGCCGACAGTGAAGTGATTCACGTGAAGTCTTCTTCTGCTGAGTCAATGATTACCCGTTTGCAGAAAGTGCGCAAGGCTACTCCTCAGGTGCTTCGCAACAACCCGAATTTCGTTTATATGATGTCTGTAGACGATGCAGACCGTTACGATGACGAACTGACACAACGCGATGCCAAGGGTGCCAACTGGACGGATACGAACGCCGTACGCTTTAAAGGCACAAACATTGTTCCGCTGGCTGCCATTCCGGACGGTGTGATTATCGGTACCGTAGCTACTCCGGACGAAGACTCCAACACTTGGGGTGCAGTGAACCTGGTAGATGATTTCAACGTGATCCAGATTGACAAGGTGACCAACGCCGGTGAGAAGTATTTCTTCAAGATGCTTATGATGGCAGATACCAACGTGGCTTTCGGCGAAGAAGTAGTATTGCTGGATGTGCGTGAAGCTGCTACTGTATCGGCTTCAGGAACCAGCATTACGCTGACAGCTCAGGCAAGCAAGGTTTCGATTGAACCGGATTCAGACAGTAAGGCATATACTATTTCAGGAGATGACATTCTGATGGGTGCCATGCTGGAAATTACGAATACTCATGCAAGCAACAAACTTACGGTCAACTCGATTGAAGTTGCTGCTGGTGCTACCAAGAAAATCTACTACAGCGGAAAGTCCTGGTTTGACGCCAAAGAGGTAGACGTAAAGATTACGCAGGTACCTCCTCAGCAAGTGCAGGTAGTGGGAACCGTGGAAACAACAACCAAAGAGCAGGCATAAGGAGGAATGAGGTATGAAACACTTTACAATGGGTGAACTTTGTGCCAGCACCACCGCCGACGCTCATGGAATCAAGAATACACCGCCTCTTCAGGAGGCGGGTAATCTGAAAGCCCTGGCCGACAACGTGCTTGACCCACTCCGCGAATGGTACGGGAAACCGATATACGTCAACTCCGGGTACCGTTGTCCGCAACTGAACCGGCTGGTAGGAGGTAAGGCAAGCAGCCAGCATCTGAAAGGGGAGGCTGCCGACATTACGGCAGGAAGCAGGGAAGAGAACCGGAAACTCTTTGAGTACATCCGTGAGAATCTGCCTTTCGACCAGCTGATTGACGAAAAGAATTTTTCGTGGGTGCATGTGTCTTACAAGCGCGACGGAAACAACAGAAAACAGATATTGAAACTATAACCATGGCGTAGTACGCCAAATGCTACGCCAATAAAGCACAACAAAATGAAACGGATTATCTTATTTTTCTGCCTGTGTCTGATTACAACACTGGCTTCATTTGCACAGACCGTACTTCCGGCTGCAGAACCTGAAACATCGTTCCTTATCGATTTGGGAAGCTTTACGGGAATCGTAGCCCTGGTTTCTACCTTGGTGACACAGATTCTGAAAGTTGTTCCGGCTATTTCCGCAAGCAAGCTGGCCAAAATTTTGATTTCATGCGGTGTGGGCATGGTAGTATGTATTATTGCATGGCTTTTGCAGCTCACTCCGTTACTTACAGGCTATATCTGGTGGCAGGTTCTGATTTACGGACTGGCGGCCGGATTGAGCGGATGCGGATTCTATGATGTGATTAAGGCTATCGGAGCATTGTTTAAAAAAGAGTAGAGCTTTATGGATTGGACCCTGTTACAGTCACTATGGGACTGGCTTCTTCCTGCCGGATGGCTGGCTACTGCCATTGCCTGGTGGCGTGACAGGAAGGTGTATCAAGTCCGTGCGGTAAAAGAAACCGAAGGTACTTACAAGACTCTTTACGATGACCTCAGTGCCACGGTGTTGGATATAAGCAAACAACTACGAAAACAAAACGAACGGAATATCAATCATGAAACGGCTTTACGCAAATTACATACTTGCAAGTATGCTGACCGCTGTCCTGTCATTATCTTCCTGCGCCAGCAGCAGAAAGGCCAGCTCGGAAACCGTCCGCTCGGACAGCCTCCGAACGAGCGTAACCGAGCAAACAACCTACGAGCCGGTCCCGAAGAGGACGGCGACCTGCTCGGTGAGTGCGGAGCAGTGGCTGAACCTGAGTAAGCTTCCTGCCGGATTCGGGCTGAGCTATCGGAATGACGGTCTGAATATTGACATACAATCGGACGGAGAAGGTGGCGTGAACGTCACGGCTACAGCAGACAGTACAGGAAGACAGGTAACCATAACACGTACGGAAACCGACCACCGCATACGCGATGAAACTGTGAGCAATGAATTGAAGGAAACACGCCCTGGAGTGCAGGGATGGCTGACAGGAACAGCCCTGACCCTGCTGGGTATTTTCCTTATCTGGCAACTGATTAAACGATATTTAAAACACGATTAAAAACGACAAGATTATGGCAGATACAAGCAACGGACTGATGTATGGTGTGGCCGCCGTAAAGTTCAAGACATCGGAAGGCGGGGAAAAGACGTTGGGCTGGCTGGATGAAAACGGAATGCAGCCGGCAGGAAATGCGCCTACCTTTATGGATGTGAATGCCGCACAGATAACAGACGGACCGGTAGACAGCATTATGACCAATCCGGGAAGCGATGCGTTCACAATGAACCTTATCCAGTTGAATGCGGAAAACATGGTGAATGTGTTCGGTGGAAAGAAAGAAGCTGACGGCTCTTATACACCACCGACAAAGATGGTAGCCAATGGCGTATTGACTATCACTATGCATTCAGGCCACAGTTTCCGTGTATTTAACTCCCGATTGAGCCGTAACGGATGGCAGAATGGTATCAACATGCAGAATGTGCTGGCAATGGGTATCCGTGTGGATATGCTGAAACCAACCGACGGCAAGGAAAGACGTTACCGTATCTATCCTCCCGGAGTGACACCTGATACCGCAGACTCAACCGCAGACGCAGCAGGATAAGTATGAAGGCACAGGATATAGAACTGCTGGCAGGCGTATCCCTCAGTGACGGGGGAATCAGCCTGCCGCTTCATACGGTACTGCGGAAACGTCCGTTCCGCATCACGATGAAGACACCTACCACACGCAGCCTGATCCGTATCAGCAAGCGTTATCTCCGAATCGGGGTGACTCCGGAAGAATATGATGCATACAATCTGGACCAGCGCATCCGGTTTATCTTCCTGCATGGGAAGGATATCAGCCGGATGGTGGCATACGGAATTGTTCGAGGCCCGGTACTGGGAAGGTTACTAAACCGCCCGGTGGCATGGATGCTTCGGGAACTGATGACGCCCGACGAACTTTCATCCGCCTGGCGACAAATACTGAACAGTACATCTACCACGTCTTTCGGGATTATTATCGCATCGGCAGCAGCACTGAACAAGATGCAGCCCTTAGCGAGCCGGAACGAAAGCGAAAACGAAACGAGGAGTTAAAGAAGGGGCATACGGAACCTTCGCATAGCCTTTTCGGCGTAGTAGGCCAGCTGGCCACGGAAACAGGCTGGAGCATTGACTACATTCTGGACAAAGTGAATGTAGTAACCCTGCAAATGATGATGGCAGACATGCCGCACTGGGTTCCTCCGCAGAAGCCGGATATGATGCAACAGATCCGTGAAATGGAGGAACGGGAGAATCAAAGAAACAGTCACAAACAAACAGATAACAAGAACACGACAAAGGGGATGAACCCGATGGATTTCTTCACAAAATACGCAGTAAAAGATTAAGGATATGGCAGTACCTGTACAGCTTGAAATATTCATGAAAGACCTTACCAAAGCCGGACTACAGAGCGTGGGTAAGAATGTGGATGATGTGGAAAATCAGACTCTGCAACTGATATCTGCATTAAAACAGGTAATTGCCGAACAGAAACACCAGTTGGAGGTCAACAAGGCTGCGGGTATAAGTTACACACAGGAGACCGCCAACATTCAGGCTCTTACCGGACAAGTACGCGGACTGGAAGCTGGACTGAAAAGCTTGAAAAAGACGAAAGAAGAAACCGCAAAAACGCAGGCCATTGACATCGACACAGAAGCCGTTACCCGTAAGACAAACAACCTGAAGATGCAGTTCAGCCAGGTAGCAAGAGAGCTGCCATCTTTGGCCATGGGGCCGCAGATGTTTATCCTCGCTATTTCCAACAACCTTCCTATGCTGGCAGATGCAATATCTGATGTGCGGAAACAGAACGAGCTTCTGGCTGCATCCGGACAAAAGGGTGTACCGGTATGGAAACAGTTGGCTGGTGCTGTATTCTCATGGCAGACAGCACTGGTAGCAGCCATTTCGCTGGGTATTGTGTTCGGAAAGGATATTGCAAGCTGGATAAAAGAACTTATCAACGGGAAAAAAGCTATAGACAACAACAGAGAGGCTCTGGAAAATTATAAAAAGGCCATGCTTGAGTCTCAGCAGACTGCACAGAATGAAACAGTACAGCTCAATTTACTATATAAGGCTGCAGTAGACAGTTCCAAAGGTATGAATGAACGTATTTCAGCTGTAAAGGAACTGAAAAAAGAATATCCTCAATACTTTAAGAATCTTTCGGATGAAGAGATCTTAGTGGGAAAGGCTGCTGACAAATATAACGAACTGGCTACGGCTATTATGGCTTCAGCAAAAGCGCAGGCAGCCAAAGAAACATTGATAAAAAACAGCAAGGAGATCCTTGATCTGGAAATAAAAATAACGGAAGAATACAAGAAGCAGGAACTGAATGAAATTAAAAGGACTGAGGCTGTAGGTAAGCTGAAAGAAGGACAAAAACAAACATTTTTTCCTGTTAGTAACGATGTGATCGATGCAACCAACCGTAATTATGACCGAAAGTTTAAAGAGAGCGAGGAAAAGATTACCGAATGGAGAAGGAAGATTTATGATTTGACCAAATTCAATAAGAGTCTGGCTGATCAGGTAAACATAGAAGACCTTCTTTTTGAATCAAACAGAGGAGGTGGCGAAACCGGTACAGGTTCCGGAAAGACCGACTACGCCTCCCAGCTTGCCGATGCACGTATTCGTGCGCAGCAGACCACGGAGAAACTTCGCATCCAGATCATGCAGGAAGGTATTGCCAAGCGTATGGCACTGGCCAAGCAGGAATACGATGAGTCTGTGGCTGACATTGACAAGCAGGAACGGGATATGCTTGCCAAAATGGATCAGGCACGCAAGCAGGGCGACAACATCCCGCAGAGCCAGTACGACGATGTTAAAAATACGGCGAACACCAACCGTATGCTGGCAGAACAGGTGTATAACGAAAAGATATATCAGATTGAACAGGAATATCGCGACAAGGCCACGCAGAGCCTTATCGACTACAATAAACAATACGGGACGTATCAGGAGAAGCGTCTGGCCATCGCAATGGATTACGCCCGGAAGATTGCCGCCGCGGAAACAGAAGGAGAGGCCGACGTATTAACCCGTGAACGTGACGACAAGCTGGCCAGCCTGGACTTTGAGGAAATGAAGAAAGGGATGGACTGGGACAAGATTTTCGGTGACCTGGAGCGTGTGTCTACTGATACGCTGGAAAGTCTCAGAGATAAGCTGAAACAATACCTGGAAGGAATAGGCGATGACATCAGCCCCGAATCTTACAAGGAGGTAATGGATGCTTTCAATAATATAGATTCCGAGCTGGCAGACCGTTCCCCGTTCGAAACGATGAAGAAGGGGTACGAAGATTACAAGTCTGCGATGGAGGAAGTTCGCTCTGCACAAAATCTGTTGAACCAGACGCAGATGGGTGGAAGCGTAATTGTGGAAGAATATGACGAAGCAACCGGAACCCTTACACGTAAGCTGATTACTCAGGCCGAAGCCGAGGAAAGACTTCGTGCTGCCCAGGATAAACGATACAGTGCCCAGAAGAGTCTGACGGACGCGGCCCATTCCATCGGACAGAAAGGAATGGCCGTTGTCAATGCAGGGAATGACATCGTAGAGATGCTTGGTAATTTTGGCGTAAAAGTTCCGGAAGCGGTGAGTGAGACATTGAATGGAGTCAGCCAGGTAATGAGTGGACTGGAAAGCATTGATTTGACAAAACCATTCAGTGCCATTACTGGCTCAATTAAGATTCTGACTGGAATAGGCAATACGATAGCCGGACTGTTTGGTTTCGGAGGTGCTGATTATTCTGGGTATGAAAACCTGAAATCAAAGTATGAAGGGCTGATTGATATATGGGATTCGCTTATCTCGAAGAAGCAGCAATACATTGACATCGACTACGGAATAGAAGCTCAGAAAGCAGCCGAAGAAGCTAAAAAACTGGTAGACGTTCAGATTGAACGACAGCGGCAGTTGATGCATTCTCTTTCTGGAAGCGGGTCTAGTATGTTCAGCCATTCATTAGGATACAGAGTAAACGAAAGAATGGGTAGCTCTGACTGGGCAAGACTGTCACAATTAACAGGAGAGAATATACGTGAATTTGGTGATGTAATTAATTTGGATGCGGATGTAATCGGTAAGGTTCTTCAGGACGAAAAATTTGTGTCTGTATTGACCGCTGTCAACTCAGAGTTTGTGACTTACATTCAGAACATAGACAAGTACAGCGAACAGTTGAAAGAAATTGCAGAGCAGGAGAAGGAAGCATTTACCGGGGTAAGCTTTGATGAATTCCGTGACAGCTTTGTGAGCATGCTTTCGGATCTGGATGCTACCAACCAGGATTTTGCAGACAATTTTGAAAAATACCTTCAGAACGCCATATTTTCCTCAATGGTTGCGGATAAGTATAAAGACAGAATTCAGAGCCTGTATGACTCATGGGCGAAAGAAGCTGCAGATGGCACTATCGTGTATGACCCTTCTAAGGCAAGTCTTTTTTCACATGGTAAAACAGAGATAAACAAAGGTCTTGACGAAAAAGAAGCTGAAATACTACGGAATCAATATCAGAGTATTGTAGACGATATGCTGTCCGAACGGGAGCAGATAATGAAAGATTTCGGTTGGTCTTCATCTGCTGATTCCGGAAGCAGCCAGTCTCCCAGCAGCGGTGCACTGACCACCATGAGCCAGGACAGCATATCTACTTTTGAAGGTATAGGCAGGAACATGCAGACACATCTGGCCAATACGGACAAGTTTGTGCAGGAAATCCGAAACACACAGAAGCAGGACAGCCAGACGCTGGCCACCATAGCCGGACACACGGCACATCTGGTGGAGATACACGAGATATTGAGTGATATGAAAATGAACGGAATACAGCTTAAATAATTATCAATTGTCAATTATTAATTATCAATTGAAAGAAATGGACCTTACAGGATACCTTACAATAAACGGAACAGACGTATGGACGGAATACGGTGCCTTTCTGGGTGAGACTGAAGAAGGTGGACACGTGAACATGGATGCCTTGCTTCGCATGCCCAAGGCAAAGGATATTACTACCGTAGACTTCCGGGAACGGAACGGGGTAGAGCTTCCTCAGAACCCAAACGTGAAGCTGGGCAGCATCGAACGTACCTTGCAGTTCTGGCTTCGTGGAAGCTCCGCAGCCGACCGCCTGGACAAATACCAGCGCATGATGACGCTGATTACGTCCGGAATGCTTACGATAAATGTAAAGAATTACCGGACTTACAATATGGTGTATCAGGACATGCCGGCAGAACCGGACTGGTACGGAAGCTACGAAAGAGACCGGTTTTATGTGCTGTTTTCCGTCAAGTTTCTGGAACCGCAGCCATCCGTTTAGGAATTAATTAAACACAGATTAAATGACGATAAAATGGAACTGAAAATATACGATAAAGCCAACAACCTTCGACTGACAGCCAGTCCGAACTCTTCTTCTACCGTCACGGAGGAGATAGGAGGAGAGTGCAGTGTATCTGCATCCTTCACCCATACCGCATACGTTCCGCTGGATGTGGATGACTATATCGACCTGGAAGGTGTGCGTTATAAAATAAAACGCCAGTACCGCCCCAAGCAGAAAAATACACAAACCTATGAATACTCGGTTAAGTTCTACGCCCCTATACATGATGCAGAAGATGTGCTGATGCTGTTTTCTGAAGGAGATACCACATCTGAATTTTATTATGACGGCGGTCCGCGGGAACATCTACAGCTATGGGTAGAGAATATGAACCGTCTGGCCGGAAAAGACGTATGGAGTATCGGAACTGTTATATCGGCTGAAAACAAAAATATAGAATATAAAAACTTGAATTGTTGGGATGCTGCTTTCTCCAGCAATGGTATAGCTGCCACATTTGAAACAGAAATGTGGGCAGACGGATTCGTCATAAATCTTTGCAAAGCTTCGCATGGCGAACGCCAGGAACTGGGCTATATGCAAGGACTCACTAACCTTTCGCAGGAAGATAACGGCGAAGTGAAATTCTTTACCCGCCTGTTTCCGTTAGGATCTACACGAAATATCGATGCAAGTAAGTACGGATATTCCCGGTTGCAGTTACCCAGCCGTGCCAAGTATGTAGACAAAAATGTAAACTTATATGGCGTTAAGGAAGAGACAGAAGAAGCTGCTTTCTCGGCAATTTATCCGAAATACGTTGGAACCATATCTTCCATACGAACTGAAGAAAAAGAGAATGAAAACGGACGCAAATACACGGTGTACTACATCAAGGATGAAGGGATGAACTGGAATCCGAAAGACTACGAGATTCCGGATCTGGATTGCATGCTACAGTTCCAGACAGGAGAACTGGCAGGTCGGGGAACTAACGGTTCCTTCCAGGCAGCGTGGCATGAGGATACTAAAGAATGGGAAATCATCAATGTATATCCGGATGAAACAACACAGATCCCAGGTGGTGTAATTGTCCCGAATTCAGGTGATCAGTACATTCCCTGGAACTTCGCCATGCCGCAGGAATACATCACTGCGGCAGAACAGGAATACAAGCAAGCTGTGAATGACTTTCTGAATACTTACAGCTTTGACCCAAACAAATATAACGGAACCACCGACCGGAATTATATCGAGAAGAACGGCACACCACTCCGCATAGGGTGGAATGTGCGTTTACTGTCAGAACAGTATTTCGGCAGCACCGGAGGATACAAGGATACACGTATCATCAAGGTGCAACGCAAGTTGAATGATCTGTGCCAGGCTACGATCACCTGTTCGGATGAGGTTGGTACCGGATGGAAGTCGTCTGTGGATAACCGGCTGAATAATTTGCAGTATGTATTATCTCAAAAGCAAGAGCAGGAAGTTATCGACATTATCAAAACAACGGATAACAAGACCCCGTCAGACTATAATGTATTTTCTGCCCTGAAAGCAATAGGCATGTTTTTGAGGAAAGATGTGGCAGAGCAGGTAAAATATGTAATGACATTTTTGAAAGGTATTGTTGTAAAAGGAACAGCAAAATTCGGTAATTTCATTACAGGTGTTTCTGGTGGTATGATAGACGATGAAGGGAATATGGAAATGGAATCAGGCTATTTTCGTAAACGATTATTTGTTCCGGAAATAGCTTATAATCGCATTACATATTTCAAAGGACGTGCTGTTATATCTCCCGGGGGCGGTTGCAAAGTAAAGTCATATATAAAGAATGATGATGGAAGTTTTACGGTTATACCAGACTTGACAGAAGCGGACGGACTGAGCCAGTTTGTTGATGACATTCTGTCTGCTTTCTTTACAACAAAAAATGAAGAAGGAAAACTTACTGGTTTTGCGCAAATGCAGTTTCGCGTGACAGAAGCCGACTATGATGCAAAAACATTCAAAATGGTAAATCGTCCCGGGAACAACTACGAACCGGGTGAGGAAATGATACTGGCACAAACGGGGAACTTTACAGACCTAGACCGTCAAACATACATTCTGTTTGATACTCTGAACGGGAACAATTGTATTACTTTCTTTGATAACGCCAATACCTGGGACCCGGAACCGGCACAGATGAAAAGCTGGCTGGGGAAAAAGAAAGGAATGAAAGTACAGGGATTTGACTGTGACAACTATTCGGCTGTTTTGCAGAACATCCTGATGACCGGTCTTATATTCCAGACGGATACCATTACCGGTCAGCCGATTCGGGTTCCTCTTGACAAAGGGGCATGGGAGGCTGGGCCACATGCTTATTTTGATAGAGTATCCCATAATGGTTCATTATGGCTATGCATCAATCCGGAAGGTACAGAGTCAGAACCTGCTGATAATAATCCGGATTGGCTGAAGCAGGTTGCAGAAGGTCAGCGTGGCTTACAGGGACTTCAGGGACCGAAAGGAGAACAAGGTATACAAGGCCCTGCTGGAGCAGATGGTCGCAGTTCCTATTTTCACATAAAGTACTCGCACTTACAGAATCCTGTCAAGCCGACTGATATATCCGATACACCTAATGACTATATCGGCACGTATGTTGATTTCTCAGAGGATGACAGTACCGATCCGGCTGCTTATACATGGGCACGCTTTAAAGGATTGCAAGGGGCCAAAGGTGATCAGGGCATACCGGGTACAAATGGCGCTAACGGTCAAACCTCTTATCTGCACATTAAATACTCTGATGATGGAGGTTCAACATTTACCGGCAACAATGGAGAATTGCCGGGTGCCTATATCGGACAGTATGTAGACTTCACACAGGCTGATAGCTCAGATCCCAAGAAATATACATGGAGCAAGATTCAGGGTGAGCAGGGACCGCGTGGTCTTCAAGGGCTTCAGGGTGAAAAGGGCGAGCAGGGTATCCCGGGGCCAAAAGGTGAAACCGGGGCTACAGGAGCAGCTGGTAAAACCTCTTATTTCCATATTAAATATTCTAATGACGGGGGTAAGACCTTTACTGGTAATAATGGCGAGGATGTAGGAGACTGGATGGGTACATATGTCGATTTTACGCAATCCGACAGTGGCAGTGTTTCTGCATATAAATGGATGAAAACAAAGGGTGCACAGGGTGCAAAAGGTGACCAGGGTATTCCGGGAACAAACGGGACGAATGGCCAGACATCTTATTTGCACATCGCTTATGCCAACTCTGCAGATGGTTCTTCGGGCTTCAGTACCAGCGATTCAACCAATAAACTTTATATCGGCCAATATACAGATTTTACACAGGCAGATAGTAACGATTACAAGAAGTATTCCTGGAGTAGAATCAAGGGTGACAAGGGAGACAAGGGTGATAAAGGAGATACCGGATCTGCCGGTGTAGGCGTTAAATCGGTAGATGTTCTGTATTATATGTCCACATCAGCAACTTCATTGTCAGGTGGTAGCTGGCAGACAACTTCCCCGGAATGGGTTAACGGCAAATACATGTGGTCGAAGACAAAAGTCACTTATACGGATGAAACGACAAAGGAAACAGCTCCCGTATGTATAACCGGAGCGAAGGGTAATACAGGAGCAACCGGCAATACAGGTGCGGCAGGCAAAGGAGTGAAATCGATTGTTGAAGAATATTATCTGTCTGCTTCTTCGTCCTCGACAACAGGAGGAAGCTGGTCAACAACAGTTCCGGCATGGCAAAATGGGAAATACATGTGGACACGTTCCGTTATCACTTATACGGATAACTCCAAAACCACAACAAACGCAGTATGTGTGAGCGGTTCCAAAGGTGACAAGGGAGATAAGGGGAATACCGGTGCAACAGGTCCGCAGGGGCCTCAAGGTCCCCAAGGTCCTCAAGGTACACCCGGACAGAATGGTACTCCCGGTGCCAGCTTTATCCCATGCGGAGCATGGATTTCAGGCAATGTTCCTTACAAGAAAAACTCAGCGGTAGAATTTGCTGAAAATGCTTTTGTAGCACTGCGTGATACCAGTGCACCACCGTATGCCATTGCTAAATACAATAATGGTAATTATGTCCGTACACCACAGGGATATCTTTTGGCTGGAACTCCATCAACAAACTCACTGCATCCCGACTGGCAGCGACTCACTAATATTGAGCCACCGACATTATACTGGTTGGATAGTTCATGCAGTTCAATAGCTTATACATCGACTGGCAGTATGTCTCCGTCAGCTTTTACCGTCAGTTGTAAGAAAAACCGTAACGGAGTTGTTGGTAAGTGTGCTGAACTTTGGTTGGTTGCAAGAAAATATGACGGTTCCTGGCGCTCTCATGCCGGTCCGGTGCAGTCGGCTTCCATCTCTGTTCCGGCGGCTTCCGGCTGCACACAGTTTGCAGTCCGTGCTTATTGGTCATCCTCGGAAGCTAATGCCTGGTCAGACAATTATGTGGCAGAAATAGGAATCGGAGTAGCGGAAGCTGGTGCTACCGGGGCTACGGGAGCTTTCCCACGTGATCGTGGCCCATGGCGTTCGGGAGAATCATACGAGTGGAGTGCAGACTATCGTGACAAGGTAATACATCCTTTTAACGGGGTTTATTATAACTTCCTTGTTCGTACTCAAGGCTCGACGGTTACGGATGCACCGACATCAGCTAACGGCGATGATAACTGGGAAGCAATGAACAAGCTGGTGAATATTGCCACCGATACATTGTTTTCTGACGGAGCCAATGTCGCAGGGTTTATGTTTAGTGGAGGTGTGATGAAATCACAACAGTCAACAAATGGAGTTGCAAACATGATCCTGAATGGGAATACCGGGTATTTCCATTGTGTCAATGCCGAGATTACAGGTAAATTTATAGGTAATATATCCGCAGACTCCGGAACTATCGGAGGATTCTCAATCGGTGCAAAGAGTCTGAGTAATCTGGCTGCAGATGTGTCTCTCAGCATTGGTAACTATAACAACAGTTCAACCAAATTATTTTCAGTTAACCGGGGGACAAGTGCAATGCTTCAGGTACGACACGATAGTGGAATCTGTATCAGTGCTGAAACTTACGGTTCATCTGAT